CGGCGATCTTGTCCTGTGCGGCGCGGCCGGCGGACGCGGAGACCGGGTAGTCGGATGCGTCGCCGATCGCGACGGTCGCGGCGACCCCGGCCTGGACGGTGGGGTCGAACAGCTGGCCATAGGTCCAGTCGGACTGGGCGGCCGGGCAGGCGCCGACCTGGTCGGTCTGCTGGGTGTGTTCCTGGGTGGCGGCGGAGGACTGGGCCATGGCGTCGGAGACGGTGGTGGAGAGGCTGGCCTCGGGTGTCATGCCTTGGGCGATCTCGTAGACCCAGGGTTCGGATGCGCGGATGGCCGTGTCGGTGGAGGCGAACTGGGCGTCGGCGATGACGAGGAGCTGCTGGGTGCAGGTGACTGGTTTTGCGTTGCCGGTGGTGGTGGAGCAGCCGGCGGCGGTGAGTGTGATGGCGGCGGCGATGGCGGCGGCCGCGATGCGGGTGGGTTTGGCGGTCACGGGTGGTGTCCTTGGTCGTCTGGTGGATTACGGGTGGGACCGGCGATCGGGTGGTGGTGTCACGCGGTCGGGCGTGTCGTCTGCGCCACACACAGATCAGGGTGCGATCTCGTCGGTGGCGAACGGGGCTGATGGCCAGCGTTGGGTGCGTGCGGAGTGCGGTGCGGTGATGCTGCGGTAGCGGATGCGGCCGCGAGTTGGGCGGTCGGCGATGATCGCCAGGGCGCCGAGGCGGTGGGCGAGGGCGTGCAGCGAGTTCCACTCGTCGTGGCTGAGCGGTTTGTCGCCGCCCTTGCACTGGACGAGGAGGACCTGGCCGGGCTTGATCGCGATGAGGTCGGCGTGGCCGTGGGATCCGCGGGATTGAACGACGAAGTAGCCGTCGGCGGTGAGGTGCTGGTCGACGCGGCGTTCGAAGTCGTAGCCGGCCCGGTACTGGGTCACTGGTCTGTGCCTTCGGGCATGGCGAACAGGTCGGCGACCAGTCCTCGGAGGTGCGCGGAGCGGGATTGGGCGAGGTCGTCGGCGTACCGCTGGTGCCATGGCCTGCGGTCACCGTCGTCGGTGCGGAGCTGGGGTGTGTTGAGTTCGGCGCCGCACGGGCAGAAGTTCCAGCCGCGGCGCACGTTCCGTCCGCATTCGGGGCACTTGTCGGCGGGTGCGTCGCCGTCGAGGACGTTGGGGTCGTGCTGCTCGAGGACGAGGGGGTGGCCGCATTCGGTGCAGACCTCGCCGGCGCGCACGGTGTGCTCGCGCCGATAGGGGGCGTGGCAGTGCCTGCACTCCGGGAGTGGCAGCGGCATCCGGCGGGACCGGGGTGGCTCCGCCGGTGGTGGCTCGTCGTCGTCCGCGGTTCTGACGACGTAGCCGGCGGCTTGTAGCGCCCGCGTGGCGATGGGGATCTTGTCGGTGAGGATGACGGCGCCACGCCGGTGCTTCTCGGCCCAGGCAGTGAACTGGCCGAGGATGGTGATGATTCCGGTGCCGCGGATGATGGTGGTTTCGCCGTCGGATGGTTCGATGACGGCGATTTTGTCGGCTCGCATCTTTGTGGTTCTCCTATTTCATGAAAGTTCCGGCCGGCCGGCCGATTGCGCCGGGTCCAGAAATTGGCGCGAAATTGCCTCGCGCGTTACGGAACGCAAGATTGGTGAGCGGCCGGCACCCTGGCGCGATGCGGGACCCAGCGTGACGGCCGGCCGGCCGGGATGAGATCGACCCAGACCCGAAGACCGGGACCGCGGGCAGGCGACGGTTGGCGAGCGGTACGGGTTCTCTATCTAGTAAGTACCTACGTACCGTGCGCGCGCGCGGATTCAAAGGTATAGGGGTAGCAGCGCTATGAGGACCGTGACGGTCCCCCTGTAGGCGGAGAGGTGAATGTCCTCGTAGACCTGGCGCTAGGCGGACCGTGACGGTCCTCGTAGGGGTGCTGGTCAAGATCGTTCCCGTGGGTCCGGCGCCCATGCTGGAATGGTCGCTTGATAGACGGAAACCCGGCTGACATTCCCGGCGACGATAAGGTCCATGAGGCCGGCGCTGCGGGCTGCGGCGAGGTGTGTCCGGATATGCCGCTCGGGCCGGCCGGTGATGCCGGATATCACCCGCTGACGGATGCGCACATATCCTTGCGGGCTCATGAATGACGAATAGGCGCACAGCGTGTCCCTTTCGGCGGTAGTCAATTTGGAGGCGTAGACGGCGGCGAGCCAGCGGTGCAGGAAGCTGGTTCCTGGCGCGGTGCGCACGGCGGACTCTCCTTCGGTGGGCTGGTCGGCGGGCGTGTGCCGGCCGTCAGCCCGACCCCAGGGGTAGCCAGGGGCAGGGATCGACGCGCAGCGCGGCGAGGTGAATGGCGGCGGTGACACCGGCGCGGAGCCGGGTGTCGCCGACAGTCGGTTCGGGTGCTGGTTGGGGTCGCCGGCGGCGGAGTCTCATCGGGTTGCCCTCCAGGTGAGCCAGGCGAAATAGCCGGCGAACCCGAGGACCAGCAGTGCCAGGGCGAGCCAATCGCCCGGTGAGGCCATTCCGTGGGCGGCGAGCCACCGGCCGAGGGTTCGGCGTGGTGGGGCGTCCTCGAGGGCCTGGACGGCGTCGTGGAGCCGCGTGGAGGCGGCGGCGCGTCGGCGGGCGTGGGCGGCGAACACCCTGCTGGACCTCATGTCCGGCGGCACGGTTCCGGCGTCGGGGAACGGGTCGTGTGCGTGGTGCCAGGCGACCGCGGCGTCGAGGAGTTCGGCGAGCGGGTCGGGGTCGCGCGGCGGTGGCGGCGGGGCCGGCTCGACGACGCGGATCACGGCGCCTCCTCGACAGGGTTGGTGGCCAGGTATTCGTCCCACCGGTCGTCGGGGTCCTCGGCCGGTTGCACCTTGATGGCCTGCTGCCGCTTGGTGCATTCCTGCAGGACCACGGCCGCCTCGGCGGCGTACAGCTCGGTCAGGGTGCCGACCTTGCGGCCGGTGATCCGCTGCACGATGTCGAGCTGGCCGACGGTAGTGCCGATCCCGACACCGGCCAGGGCCCGGCGGACCGCGGTTACCTGCGCCTTGGTGGCGAGATCCGGGACCGGCTCGGCGACGACGGTCTCCGCCTCTGCCTCGACGGCGGCCGCGGAGTCGTCGAACGGCGGGTCGTCCTCGAGGTGGAGTCCGCTGGTGGCCAGGGCGATCTGCTTGGCCCTGGACTTGCGTTGCGCGGTCCGGGGTTTCGCCGCCGGCCCGGTGACGGTCTCCGGTTCGGTGTCCTCGGCGTCGCCGTCCGCGAGTTCCTCGGCGATGTAGGGCAGGCCCAGGATCACGTCGGGGGCGATGAGCCGGGCGACCTCGGCGGTGGCCCGGGCGACGAGCATGGCCCCCGGGTGGTTCTGCCAGTTCGTCTTGCCGAGCAGCCCCGCGCCTTTCGCCCGGTCGATCGTCCACAGCGACTGCTGCTCATGGACGGAGCCGGCGCGGACACCCGCGACGATCGCCCGGGTCGAGGTCGACTCGATGACCCAGATGTCGTGCCCGGCACGGAGCACGAGGGCGCGGAGCGCGACCGCCCGCAGCGCCGGCGTGCCCTCGATGATGTCGATCGAGCGCAGCGCGGCCATCGGTGACAGGCCGACCTCGGTCCCGGTCAGCACCGCGGCCGCGACGCTCGCCGTGGTGGCCTGCACATCGATCTGGTCCCGGTTGGATCCTTCGGGCCGGAAGTACACCCGCAACGACTTCGGGACGAACGGGGTCGGCGCGATCGCCCGGGCGATGGTGCCGGCGTGGACCATGCGGGCGGCCCACTCCTCGAGGTCGACCAGGTCCGACCCGTGCACCGGGTCGGGATCCGCGGGGATCGCGATCTCGGCGGTCATGCCGACACCTGGGCCGGCTGCAACGCCTTGCCCTTGTAGCGGTCCATCGGCGCCAGGCGGGTGTCTTTGTCCCACTTCACCCATCGAGCGACGTAGGCGACGTGCCGGAACAGGGTAAAGACGGGCTCGGTGATGGTCATCGGGTAGACGTCGAATCCGTCCGCGCGGAGGTGGACGACCGCGGCACGCTGGATGCCGATGTCGGCCAGCGGCTGCTCGTGGCCTTCGTCGAGGTAGTGCTCGCCGCGGGCATAGGCCGCGAGCTGCAACGCGGTCTCGGCGTAGACCCGCTTGCCGGTCTTCCAGTCCAGCAGGTATCGGTGGCCGATCATGTCGGCGACCAGGTCCAAAGTCCCGGCGTAGCCCACGGAGCGGTTGACGATCGCGGTCTCCGACAGGACCGGCTCGACCTCGTACTGGTCGAGGAACTTGACGCACGACTCGACGTGTCCCTCGAGGCCTTCGGGGATCGGGACCTTTTCGCCGTGCAGCAGCTTCTGGGCGATCGCGTGGATCTGGGTGCCGCGGCCGGCGGCGGCGTCGCGTTCCTCCTTCCACGCGAATTGGATGGCCTTGGCGCGCTCCAGCAGACCCATCGCGCCGAGGTCGTCCCAGTTGGTGATCGCGTACTGGGCGGCCTGTTCCGCGGCCCAGGATGTCAGGCCGCCCTTGGGGATCCCGTCGCCCAGGATCGTTGTGACACCTTGGACTTTGACCTCGGTGCCGTCGTCGAGGACGTCGACGTAGTAGTGGTTCAGGCCGACGTTGCGGCGCACGATCGTCATCAGAAGTCCGGCTCGTCGGGGCCGACCAGGGACAGCGTCGGCTCATCCGGATCCGGCAAAGCCGGCTGCAGACACGAGTGATCTTGCGGCTGCTGCGTGACCTTCATGCGGAGCACGCCGCCCTCGTTGTCGACGGTCAGCCGCGACCCGAGCGTGATCGGGATGACCACCGAGGCCTGGCATTCGGGGCAGTGGGCCTGAAAGTCCCAGGAGCCCTCCTCGACGGTGTTCGGACGTGGGGTGCGTGCCATGGCTACTCCCGGAGGGATGGGTCGTGACCGCGTACCCGGCCGGGGACGCGGCAGGGCGCAACGTGTTACCGCGAAACAGGTGCAGGGACACCCCTGGCGGCGGAGGGGCCGACAACGCCGCGAGCGTCCCTGCTGTCCAATACGGTCGTGTCATCCCCGGGCGTTCCAGCGCCCTGGACAACCGAAAGGGAGCCATCTATGCCAACGGTCGAGTTCAGGGTGGAGCGCAGGGGCCCGGGATATGCCGTGCGCAATGTCGGCACGGCTCGCGCCACGGGCGTCGCAGTCAGGCCGGGTCCCGGGATGCTCATGCAGAACGGACCAACGGACGCGACCCTTGAACCCGACGAATCGGCGGTGTTCGCCCTGGCGGCGTCGTTGGAGGCCCCGAATCCCGGCCTGGTGGAAGTGACCTGCAACGAGCTGAGCGAGCCAGTGCTCGTTCCAGTGCCGTAGCCGCCCACCCGCTGTTCCGACTGCGGCAGCCCGCTCACGACGCGCCGCCGGCCCGCTCTCATCGCTTGATGAGGTCGGCGGTGTTGCTATCCAGCCAGGCGCGAACGGCGCTCTCGAGGTAGAGAACCCGCCGGCCCGCTTTCAGGTACGGCGGGCCGAGACCACGGTGCCGCCAGGTCGCGAGCGTCGCTGTCGGGATGAGGAACTTCTCGGTGACGTCTTCGGGGTGGAGATAGTTATCCGCCTCATTCATGGGTGATCCTCCACAATTCGTGGTGATGTTTCCCGGGTGCCAGAGACGTTAGGCGGCGGCGCGTCGTTTGACAAGTTTTCCCCGCCGTGTGAATAATCGTCACATGACACCTAACGAGATCCTCCGCGCGAACGTGCGCCGCCTGCGGCGTCAAGCCGAGCTGTCGGCCGCACAACTCGCCGACCGGACCGCGGCTATCGGAGCGCCCATCAGCCGGGATTCCAGCCTCGCTGGAGAGCGGCAAACAGAAGTCGGTCAGCATGGACCAGCTGTTCGTCCTGGCCCTGGCGCTGAACGTCGCGCCGGCGGTCCTGCTGAGTCCTGAGCCCGGGCCGGACGACCTGGCCGATGGCGAGGGAGTCCAGGTCTCACCGACGCTCACGATGGACTCCCGGTCCGCCGCTAGGTGGGTCATCGGGTTCGACGCCGCCCCGACTTCTGACCGGGAGCATTACCTGCGCAATGGCCCGCCGGGCTGGCCGACGCTGACGCAGCGCCACTTCTACACCGGCGGCGACATGACGGTCATCATGAGCGACCGAGGTTGGAAGGACATCTTCGAGACGGTCAACGAGGAGATCTCGGAGAGGTTCCTCTGATGCCCGCGAAACGATCGAATGGCACCTGTCGCGCCAGGTTCCGCGATACGTCGGGACGGCAGCACTCCAAGGACTTCACGCTGCGCAAGGATGCGGCGGCGTGGGAACGTGCCCGCCGGGCTGACATCGATCGCGGCGTCGACCTGGACATCGCCGCGGCCCGCAAGATCACCGTGCGGGAGTTCGCGGAGCGGTGGTTGGCGGACCTGCCGCATCGCGAATCCACGGCCCGCACTCGGGCGTACGTCCTCGGGGCCCGCGTCTTTCCGGATCTCGGGGACCGCCTACTCGCATCGCTGCGTCCGAGCGATCTGGCTGCCTTTCAGCGCGGCTTGCGGCGCCGGTATTCGCCCAACACCGTGGCGGCCACGATGCGTCTGCTGTCTCAGGTGCTCCGCGCGGCCGTGGCGGACCGGCTGCTGGCGTCGAATCCGATGGAGCTGGTCAAGCGGGCGCCGGTGCCGCGAGGCGACTACATCCTTCCGACCGTGGAGGAGGTGGGCCGGCTGGTGGACGCGATGCCGGCCGAGTTCCGCCCGTACGTGGCGCTCGGCGCCGGCTGTGGGCTCCGGCCGTCCGAGAGTCTCGGGGTTGCCGCCGGCGATGTGGATTGGCTTCGGCGGACGCTCTCGGTGCAACGGCAGGTGAACGGGACGACCTATGAGCTCGGACCGTTGAAGACGCCGAGCAGCGAGCGCGCGGTGCCGATTCCGGATTGGGCGGTCGAGGTCCTGGCCGAGTATGTGGCTGAGTTCGGCCGGGGCAGCGGGACGCTGATGGCACGGTCGGACGGCAGGCCGGTCGCGCACACGACCATCGGGTCGGCCTGGAAGGTGGCCCGCAAGGCCGCAGGGTGCGATCCGGGGTTGCGGCCGCACGACCTGCGGCACTTCGCCGCGTCGCTGCTCATCGTCCAGGGGGTGCCGGTCACTGACGTCGCGGCGTTCCTGGGGCACTCGTCCCCGACGATCACGCTGTCGACGTATGCGCACCTGTGGCCGGACTCGGAGACGCGGGTCCGGAGCGTTTTGAACACAGCGTGGACCAGTGTTGAGGCCAAAGTGAGGCCAAGCGGGTCCGGTAAATGAGTGTCTCCGCAGGTCAGGGGCATACCGGCACCCGGCCGGGCTGGTTCACCCAGGACCATCCGCCAGAAACGTGGGACAACGGTGGACAACGCTGGACGCGCTCGCGGGCCGGCTAATGTGATTGACGGAGAACGATTGTCGGCGTCGTGGGATAGTCGGAGGGCGTCACGGTGTGTCCGTCGTTGCCGACTGTTTCGCGGAATGTTGAGGCCAGATTGAGGCCAGGACAAATGATCATGACGAAGTGAAGGGGTGCCGTGAGCGCCCTACTCGACGGAACGTGGATGTTCTGGCCGGCCCTTGGCGTAGGCGAGGACCTCAGCGCGGCTGTAGCGACGCTGGTTGCTGGGCGAGCGTATGACGGTGGGGCCGATCTGGGCCTCGTCCCACCGGCGAAGCGTGTCGATCGAGTAGCCGAGCAGCTTGGCGGCTTCACCGATGCTGATCATGTCAGGGGCCTCGTCCACGACCGGCACGGTAGCGACTGTGAGATATGCACTTCTAGGCATTGGTGGGCAAGTCTACCTATTCGGGTGCTAGACCTGCATAGTGCTGCTGAGCTATTCCTAGGGTTTCAGAGAAGGAGCCCATGCTGTGGAGCCCACGCCCGTGTTTCGGTTCGCTGCGATGCCGTGGAGCACCGACTATGACCGAGCTGGGAATCTACTCAGCCGCAGCGTCGTCGTCATGGTGTCCGACAAGGACGGTTGGCGGCGTGCCGGTGTCCTTAGCTTCCGGCCCGCGGAGTTCGCCGAATTCTGGGATGCGCTCGACGCCGGGGCGGTCAGCCGCATCAGTGCGGCTTGAGGGTTCTGGCCGGTGGCGGCGCAGGGGTCAGGTCTTGCCGGTGACGGTCGCCGCGGCGAGCGATGCGAGCCACATGGTGCGGGCGGCCCGGTAGTCGCGGGTCGCCACATACGGGGTGTTTTCCGACATGGCGTCATCCACCACCTGGATCTCGTTCTGCGAGAAGAAGGTCTTCAGTTCTTCGCGGATCACTGATCGGCATTCGTCTGGGGTCATGTCGTCTTCCTCCGGTGGTGTTGTGGTGCCTGCCATCCGCGCGGCCACCCGGCGGCGTAGCTCGTCGCCGGCCCAGCCTCCCGAGCCGGCGCCCCCGCCGGCGCTCATGTCGATCTTGCGGCTGGTCCACTCAAAGTGATTGATCGCCCTCGCCGAGGTGTAGCCCCAGACGAGGAACTCGGCGGCGTTGATCGCCACCATGACGTCGAGCATCGGCCCTGGCCACGGGGTTGAGTCGCCGGGGTGCTGGCACTCGGTGCCGGAGTAGTAGGAGTTCCCGGACATGTCGCCCGACGACGACGCCGGCCCGGGCGGCGGCTGGCCCTTGCGTGTTCGGTCCCGGACGGAGCTGTTGCCGGTGCCGAAGTGGTTCATGGGTCCGGTGCCGATGAGGTAGGCGACGCCGTTGACGTCGGCGAACCAGTTGACCACTTTCCCGTTGGCGAGGTTGCCGACCAGGCCGTTGATGTAGCCCTGGTCCGGGTTCAGGGAGCAGACGTAGTGGTGGTTGCCATGCCCGATCGGCTTGCCCTCCGCCCATGACCCGCCGTTCGACCGGCCGTAGCACCCGGACCACTCGGTGACCTTGAATCCCCAGTCGCGGAGACGGGCCACGACGTCGCGGTAATCATCGGTCACAGTCATTGTCATCACCTTCTCCGACCGCGTCCGCGCCGACGAGGACGACCTGGCCGTCATCTAGCCGCACCCGATCCGCCGGCAGGTCGGCCTGGCGTAGCAGGTGCTTGGCGATTAGTTGCGCGTCGCCCGGTTGCGGGTCCCAGTGCCGCTGCCGCTCGGGACCGATCTGGTGGACCGCGGGATCATTCGTCGGCGTCGTCATTGCGCCTACCTTTCGGCCGTCGGCGGCGAACGATCGCCACCACTATCGAAACCGTGAACACGCCGGCGAGCCCGCCGGCGAACCCGGCCAAGAACGACGTCACGGGGCGCTTAGCTCCAGCTGGACCGCGGACAAGATCATGCCGTCCGTGATGACGGCGCCGTCACGGCCCGGGCTTTCGTTGCCTGCGGCGACCGCGCTGGCCCAGGCCTCACCCCAGCCGGGCGAGGCGGCCAGCGTCAGCATGTTGTCGGCCGCCCAGTTCCGCGGGTCCGGTTTGCCTTCCTGCGCGGCCGACGCGGCGACCCGGGCGGTCAGGTCAGGGTCGGCGCTCATCTGCGCAACATCCCAGTAGGACACGGGGTTTCACCCTTTCCGTTAGCTGATCCGTTGAACGCTGATCCGCCGGGTCGTGACGGTCATCGCGGTCCCGGCGGTCGAGTTCGCCATGATCGACACCTGGTCGCCGGCGGCGAAGGCCAGGTCGGCGGTGAGGCTCTGATAGATCTGGGCGGTGCGGCCGGGCTGCGAATCGGTGGCCGACCACCCAGGCGTCGACTGCGCCGTGGTGCACACGCCGATCAGTCGTTCCCCGCCGGTCGCCGCGGTGGTCGGCCAGGTCACGTACGCGGTCACCCGCCAGATCCCCGACGCGGTCAACACGGGACCGGTCCCGCCCAACGTGGTCCCGCCCCCGTTGGACCCGTCATCGGTGGGACAGGCCAGCCGCGTCCAGACCCCGCCACCCCCGACGGAGATCCCGGCGGTGCCCAGCTGCGCCCGGAACGGCCGGACCAGCAGCGGGTCGACGGCCTCGGCCAGGGCTTGGATCGCCGCGGCGCCGCCGCGGACCTTGTCCGTACCGGACGGGTAGGGGAGACCTCGGGAAGTGCTGCCTGCCATCTCAGATCACTCCTACCGGCGGGCCGACGCCGGACAGTTCATCCCACTGGATCCCCGGGTCCCACGCGTTCCACGTCCAGGTCGCGTCGTCGGGCATGTCGTTCCACATCACGTCCGCGGCGCCGTAGGACTGCGCCGATGAGACGGTCAGGGTCAGCGACCACCAGCCGGCCGAATAGGTCGCGGTCGCGCCCTCGAGGTATCCGACCAGCGGATCGCCGCCGAGCGGCGCCCAGCCGGGCATCGGCACGACCAGCGGCCGGCCGATCCGGGTGCGGCAGTCAAGTAGCTGCAATAGCTGCGCGTCGGTGATCGCCGGGGTTTCGGCCTGGTCGAACCCGAGTAGCGGCGCCCGCCACTGCCCGGCCGGGCGGAGCCGGCCGAGGATCCGGGTGCCGAGGTCGGTCGCGTCGGCGGCGTTGGTCAGCAGGGTGTCGGCGGTGATCCGGCGGACGCCCCAGTGCCCCGTCGGGGATTCGGACGTCGGGTCGGTCACGTCGACCGTTATGGCCAGGTCAGGGGCCGAGGTGTCGGTGTCGGGCGTGTAGTAGGTGACCGAGACGCCCGTGACGTAATCGTCGGTGTTCTGGGTGAACCCGGCGTCATCGCGGTCGAACACGCACCCGTCGAGTGTGGTCGCGATGCCGGCCAGCTGGTCGACGTCGACCACGATGACGATGAGTGCGGCCGGTTTCGCCAGCCGGCGCAGCGCCGGGCGGGCGCCGGTATCCTCCACCAGCAGCGCCGCGGCCTGCCCGGTGATCGTCACCGTGGACCACAGGACCGCGTCGACCGAGGCGGCGACCGCGCCGAGCACGTCGAAGGCGAACAGCGTGTAGACGTCCTGTTTCGCCAGGGCCCGGCCGGCGATGCCGGCGCCGACCGTGTAGGCGATGTCCTGCCGAGCGGCTGCCATGACGTGCGCGACCCGTGCACCCAGTGTCTCGGCCGGCCACGGTGTCGACGCCACCCGCCGGTGACCGAAATCGCCGAGCACGTCGTCGGCGATGACGTCGACCACCGGCTGCCCGGTCTCGTCATCCCAACTGAGTTCGAGGCTGGTCACCGAGCCGATGAATACGGTGACCTGCTGCCCGGACGCGAACGCGAGCACGGTCACGCCGGCGCCGACGCGCAACCAATCCACCGGCGCGGGCCGGACCAGCCGGAATGACGCGGTGGAGGCGTCGGGCTGGCTGGTGGTGTCCTCTCGTCCCCACACGACGTCCAGGGTGTCGGCGGCGTAGAGCCCGGTCGGGTCGGCGGCCGCGCCGACCACGGATCCGGGGATGAGCCGGTTGGCGATGAACAGCGCGGCGGTGACGGTCACGTGCGCCCGCCGATCCGGGTCGGGTGCAGCCGGCGCGCCCGCCCGCCGAGCAGCCGGCCGATGGTCCGCGCGGTGCCGTCCTTGTCGATCGCCCCATTCACGGTGATGTTCACGACGGCCGGGCCGGCCGAGGTGGTCGCCGAGGCGCCCACGCCCCGCAGGGTCGGCGCCGGCGCCGGCGAGGTGCCGGCCGAGCGCGGCGCGCCGTCGACAATGACGGTGAAATGTCCTTCGGCGTGGCCGAATACCGGGGTGACTTTGATCTTCGCCTCGTAGCCGTGGTCGGCGACCTGTTGAATGCGGCCTTGGGCGTGCGCGGAGTTGTCGGTGACGTTGATCTTCGCCTCTAGCGGCGGGAACTTTTCGCCCTTGAGCGCGGCGATCTTCCGGGTTGCGTCGGTGTCGTCGCCGCGTAGCGTCTGCACCTTCGGCGGTAGGCGGGCGTCCTGGACCTCCCGGATCGCTTGATTGGCGTCGGAGGCGTCCCCGGTGATGACGGCGTCCTTGGGCGGTATCTCGGTGCCGTTGTAGGTCTTGACCTGACTGGTGGTGTCGCCGATCTTGTCGCCGGCGTCGGAGGCGGCGGTGCCCAGGTCGTCCAGGCCGTCCGCCTGTTTGTCGGCGGATGCCAGCCCGGCTTTTTGGGCGTCGGTCAATAGGTCGTTTTTCTTCGCGTAGGCCAGCGCGGCCTGCGCGGCCTTCCGACTGTTCGCGCCCACGTGTGACAGCGCGTTGGCCTCTTTCAATGTCTTGAGCGCGCCGAAGTCGCCGGAATTGATGATGGCCTGATTCAGCTTTTCCATTCCGCCTTGCTTGCCGGTCAGACCGTCCATGATCGTGTCGTAGTCGATGCCGGCGGCGGACAGTTTTTTGAATGCGTCCGTTTGTGACAGGCTCGCGATCAGTGCGCGTTGCGCGTTGTCGTCCCATGCGCCGCCGTTGTCAACCAGCGACTGCGTCAGGTCATCGGTGACGCCTTTCACCTCGGCTTGCGCGGCGCCTATCTCCTGGAACGCCCCGACGATGGCGTCGACGGCCAGGCCTGCCACGATGGTCACGCCGGCGCCGGCGGCGGCAGTGCCCAGCCCTTTCAGCTTCCCGCCGGTCTCCTCCGCTTCCCCCGACACGGCGCTGATCTGTTCTGCGAGGTCGCCGAAGATGCCGGTCGCGTTGGAGAACGGGCCGAGGAACGTGGAGGCGAACCCGGCGCCCGACGTGGCCAGCCCGGACGCCTTGCCCTTGACGGTGTCGATGTCCTCGCCGACCTGTTTGATGCCGCCCTTGGCGCCGGTCTCCTTGATGTTGGCGGTCACAGTGAACGTGTCCGACTTGGGCGCGTTGGCCAGCTTGTCGACCAGGGCGTCGACCTTGTCGGCGCCCGTCACAGTCGCGGAGACCTTCGGTGTCGTCGACGTGGGTATGCCGTTGATGTCCGCGGCGATCCCGTCGACCTTGTCATCGCCGGTGACCGTGGCGGCGACCTTGGGTGTCGTCGACGACGGCAGGCCGGCGATGTCGGTGGCCAGGCCGTCGACCTTGTCATCGCCGGTGACAGTCGTCGACACCGCGGTGTCGGTCGTGGCGGGTAGCGCCTTCAGGTCGGCGGACAGGCCGTCGACGTCCTGCCAGCCGGTGACGGTGGCGGCGACCACGGCGTCGGTCTTGTCGGGGATCTTGTCGAGCTGCTTGGACAGGTCGGTCATGTCGTCGGTGCCGGTGACCTGGGCGGCGATTTGCGCGACAACCCTGGTGGTCTTAGTGGCCACGCCTGCCGCCTCTCGCCTTGTCGCGCTTGCTGTTCCGGGCCTCCAACACGTCGAGCATCGTTGCTGTCACCCGGTCATCGGCGGCCATCCAATAGTCGGGCGTCGTGCCCGGGACGGCGATCGCTAGTTCGCAGGCGAGTCGCTGCCACTCGCCTGCCCGGTAGGGTCCACCCGCTCGATGTCGACCTTGTCCCAGTCCGCGATCTGCGGCCAGAAGCTGGGCCAGGTGAACGACTGGGCAATCAGACCGGTGCGGCGCAGCGCGCACCACAGGGTGCCGGCGGTGTCGACGCGCCAGTCGCCGGCGCCGGACTCCTTGCGTTCGGCGGCGAATTTCGCCCAGGCGATCCGGTCGGCGTAGGACACGGCCACGCCCAGAAATTCCGTGCCGTCCTCGAGCAGCACGTCGAAACTGTCCCGGGTCCATTGCTTGTCAGACACCTGTCACCCCAACGCTTTCCTCAATATCTCGGACACCTTGTCGGCGTAGGCCTCCTGGATCGTTCCGCTGTCGACCATGCGGCCGAGCGGGTCCATCAGAAACGGGTTCTTCTCGATGTTGCGTTTGGCCCAGCCCCAGTGGATCGGCGCCGCGTACGGTGCCCGCGCCCCGCCCGCCGAGACGCGGACCTGCGAGTCGATCTTCTTGCCGGGCTTGCCGACCCGGAACCCGATGGTGGAGCGAAGGTTTCCGCTGCGCACCGGGACGCCGCGGCGGGCCAAGGCCACCAAGGTGGCACCGAGCTCGGCGGACGCCTCATCCAGTCCGCGTACCTCGTCGGCGGCCTTCGCCATGGCCTTGGCCAACGCCTTCGGGGTGTCGAACCCGGCCACCCGTCACGCCGCTGGTTCGTCGACCGCGGTCGCGGCAGCTACCAACGTCCCGGCGGCGACGCCGGCCTTGGGGGACATCGTCTGCGTCCAGGTCAGGGTCGCGCCCTGCTTGTAGGTGATGTCGCCGACGGTCTGGAACGAGAAATCCGAGACCATCGGCGCCCCGTACTCGTCCCCGCCGAACGTGAGCGGCGTCAGCAGCACCGACCCGCCGGCCTCGAGCCCGGCCGAGGTCGAGGGTTCGAACGTGAACGCCGCGGTCTCGCCCCAGTGTTCCGAGCACGCCTGGAACAGCCCGCCACCGGCGCCAGCGTCGATGTCCTGGTCGACGTTGCCGGCCAGCGTCCCGGTCGGGGTGAGCGTGCCGGGGATCTCGGTGCCGCACAGCTTGAACGTCGAATCGCCGACGGACACGTCCGTTGACAGGGTCATCGAATTGACCAGGCATGAATGGTCGACCGGGGTGCCGGCCGTGCCGATCGTGATGGTGAACACGCCCGGTCCCAGTGCGACGGACATTTCCTTCTCCTTCAGTTGTCGATGGTGGTGGCCACGGTGAGGCGGGCGGCCAAGTAGGTGACGCCCCCGACATCCATCGGGGCGGGCGATTCCAGGAACGAAAAACGCCAGGCGCCGCCCGCCAGGATCGGCACGATGTCCTCGACCAGGTCCTCGATGGTGTCGAACGCGCCTTCCGGCTCGAACCGTGCTGCGACCAGCAAGACGTCGAGGTTGGCGTCCCACTTGCACCGGTTATGCACCTCGAGCCAGGGCGTGCCCCACATCACGAACGCGGCCGGGACGGACACCTGATCGGGTGGGAAGTCGACCACCGCGACCTCGGCGCTGGTGACGCCGGCGATGTCGGCGGCGAGCTGCTCGCGGACGGCGGCGAGTTTCACGCGATCCCCCAGGCGGCCGTGTACGGGGCGAGCTGCTCAATAAACCGCTTGTACTCCTCGCGGGGAATCCGCACCGGCCCGGTCTCCCCCATGCCGACGATGCCGAACCCGGCGTCAGGGGATTTCCAGGCGTCCACGCCCCAGGACAGGGCGATCTCGGCGACCCCGGCCGGCACCGGGTCCATCCGCACCGGCGCGTCGTTGGCGTAGTCCCAGTGGGCGGTGAACCAGTCGATCGCGTCGGAAACCGCGGTGCACACCCGGTCCAGCCTGGGGTCGGAGGTGTCGCGCAGCTTAAGCGCCTTGCGCAGCTCCTCCGGGGTCACATAGGTCGCGGCGGGCGTGGTCATTCGTCGTCCTCGTCCGGGCACGGCTCGGGATCGTCCGAGCCGGTTGTCGTGGTGCCCGGGTCGATGACCGTGAACACCGGGGACTGTCCGGCGCGGCCGCCGGCGAGCACCGAGATGCGTCCGCTGGCCAGCTGGGACGAGTAGGTGTGCGTCAGCAGGGCGTTGGTGGTGCCGTCGCCCCAGTTGACCGTCGTCGGCGCGACCGGCGCCCCGTCCTGCAGGACCTCGATCGTGACCGGGGTTCCGGTGACTGCGACCGGGCCGGCTGTCCAGCCGGCGGTGAGGTTGACCTGGATAGGCCCGGCCGGCGCCCCGGCGAACACCGACGGCGGGTAGGACTCCTCGTAATAGCCGCGCGACGCCTCGGTCACGGTTGCCTCGGATCGGTTGTAGGTGCGGGAAGTCCGCCCGGCCCCCAGGACCGCCAAGAACCAGGGACCGGGCGGAGGTGTCAGGCCGGGGCGATCTTGACGATGCCGGCGTAGGTGGCCGGTGCGCCCTCGGTCGTCGGGACCTTGTAGAACGCGGTGTCAGCGGCCGCGGCGATCTGACGGCCCAAGATGGACGGCTCGAGGGCGTCCAGAACCGGGTACCGGTAGACGTAGGCCTCCAGGCCGACCGAGTTCCCGACGAACAGGGTGGTGTCGGTGATGGCCGGGGTGACCGCGAACGCCAGGCCGAACGGCGCGATGATCTGCCCCGCGTTGGCCGTGCCCAGCGCGTTGGCCGGCCCGATGATCGGGAACAGCGGACGACCGGCGAGGTCGACGGTAGAGCCCAGCATCGCGGCACCGAGCGGGCCCGCTGTCATCCACGACGCCGGCTGGCCCGTCGCGGTGAACACCGCGGCGATGGCCTCCCACACCGCGGCCTGGACCTCGGCGCCGGTCGCGTCCGCGGCCAGGATCACGGTCTTGTCGGTGCTGGCGGCCGCGGCGACGGCGGCCTTCTCGATCGCCACCTCGGTGCGGGCCTGCAGGTGGTCGATGACCAGCTGCAGCGCGGACGGCACCCAGGTCTGCGCCTGCAGCGACAGGTTGATGTAGTTCCCGACCGTCGCCGGGGTCACCAAGTCCGAGGCGTAGTCCCATTTCTTGCTCGGCAGCTCGCCCTTCTGCAGACCACCGGCCTGCGGCCCGGCCGCGGTGTAGAAGTCCGGGTCCACCAACCGCGGCCGCATGAACGGGCCGGGAGCGGTGATCTCCTGCGGGCCCAGCAGGTTCAGGAACGGCGTGCCGGTCCAGCCCAGCGCGATCACGGGTCCCCGGATCGGGGACACCCACAGCGACCCGAACCCGCCGGCGGTCGGAGTGGTCGCCGCGGCGGTGGTGCCCATGTGCTGCGCGGCCCGGTCCTGCACCTCGGCGCCCTGCGGGTTCGCGGCGCGGAACTGGTCCCAGCGCTGCTGGGCGCCGGCGTCGTCGTGGCGGTGCAGCAAGTCCCAGACGACCTCGCCAGCGGAGCGGTACTGGTGTCCGGACTGCGACTGGCGGACGTCGTTGGAACGCAACGCATCCCGTGCGCCCTGCGACAGGTCCGACCGCTTGGCCACGGTCTCGATGTCGCGGGTGACCGCGTCGAGCTCGCCCTGGAGGACGGTGAGCTGCTCGCGGTCCTGGTCGGACAGTTGCTTGTCGTCGCGTTGGAACGCGAGGTCGGTGATGGTCTGGATCTGACGCTCCACCTCGGCGCGCTTGCCGGAGTAGTGGTCGAGCAGGGCATTGCCCATCGGAACTCCTGGGGACAGGCGCTCCGACGGCAGGCCGGGGCGCGGCCATTACGTCGGAGGTGTCGTCCATCGCCGCTTCGGCGGAGGTGTCCACGTCGTGCTGGGTGCGGAGGTGTCCGGAGGCTACTGCGGCTTCTCGAGGTGTCCGTTGGTCGGGGACCGTAGCACCGGCCCCGGACGGTGCGCTACTCGACGGGCTGATTCTCGGCCAGCCAGCGTTCCTGCTCGGCCGACAGGGCGTGCCCGTTGGCCTTGAGCATGGCCAACGTGGCGGCCAGCATCCTGTCACTCTCGGCCCGCGCCGCGGCCCGTTCCTGGGCCTCCTGGTCCGCCTCCCGGATCGCCAACACCCTGGCGTCGACGTAGGCCGGGTTGTCGACGGCGGCGAGGTAGGACAGGTGCGCCTCCTGCCGGGTCACCAGCTGGCCCTGGCGCTCGGTGCCGAACTGCGGCCGGATCGTCCGGAACGAGATCGAGACCGGCGAGTCCTCGAGCACCTCGCGCGCCTTGTCGGCGACCGAGGGCAGCAACCGGAACAGACCGATGGCACCGGCCGGATCGTTGATGAACTCGACACCGCGGCCCAGCAGGTTCGGGAACTCAGTCGAGTGCGTGTAGGTCAGCGCGACCCGGTGCGGCGCCTTCTCGGCCCGCTCGAACGCGCCTCGGGCCCACTGTTCGCGGTACTCGAGCACCCGGTTGCCGCGGACCTAGGTGATGTCGGCGGGCACCATCCAGGGCACCATGAGCGCCCGGACCAGCCCGTCGCGGCCGACCTTCACGTCATCGGGTGCGACCGAACGGGTCAGCACGTCGTCGTCGTTCACAGCATGGCCTCCAGTTCGGCTGCGCTCGGAGTGGTCACCGGTGCGGCGGGAACACCCGGCGGCCCGTCGCCACCGGGCAGCGGCGGCAGACCCTCGGACGCCCGCCACTCGTTGATCGTCAGGGCGCCGGCCGCGGCCATCAGCTGCTTGGCCTGGGTCCGGGTCTGCAGGTCCGGCTGCACGTAGCCCTCAGCGAGCAGCCCGACGTTCGTCCCCCACGGCAACGCCCACCCGGACAGCGCGGTCATCATGTTGGCCGACAACGACTTGAGCGTGGAGCGGTAGTGGAAGTCGAACAGCCCGTTCGCGTTCGAGTACGTCAGCCCTTCGGGGCTGGGCACCCCGACGAGGAACGGCGGCACGCCGAACGCGGCGCAGATCCGCTGGCTGTAGTGCGTCAGCAGGTCCAGCATCGCCATGTCGGACGGGTTGAACGCGAGCATGTCCAGCTTGATATCGCCGGTCAGCACCGCGGGCCCACCGCGCCGGTTCGCCGCTGCCTGCCGCCATTGTGCTTGCAGCGCTTCGGCTCCGCCCTTGCCGAGATTGACCGCGGAGGAGATCACGCCCCACGGCACGCCTCCCTGGGAGGCCAGCTCGGCGGCGTAGTTCTCCAGGGCGCGCACCACGGTCAGCGCCCGCCATGAGCCCTCGAGCGGGCCGTGGCCGTGGCAGTCACCGGGAACCGTCATGTACCGGATGTGCAGCAGGTTGTCGATCTCCTCGCCCGTCTTCGTCCACCGGTAGACCGGGCCGACGCCCTCCGGATCGGGGTTCTCGGCGATCTGCACGGCCATGTTGTTCGCGACGAAGAACGACGCCGGGTAGCCAGTGGCGAAGTACGAGTCGGCGACGACGAACGCCTCGCCGAAGATCTCCAGTGCCACGACCAGGGCCTGGATGAAGTCCCCCCAGGACGTGTAGACCTGGCCCTCGGGGTGCGGGTTGGTCAGCCAGGACGGCAGGTTGTCGAACACCGGCACCTGCACCACCTGGCTGGACACCACCTGGGACTTGGTGATCGTCGGCGGCATCTGCTGCAGCGCCCGCGAGTTCAGGTCGACGCACGCCCACACCACCGTCGAGAGCCAGTTGTCCATCGCCGACCCGGTCCAGGTACCCGGCAGGATCGTCCCGGGCCCGCCGGTGATCGGCGAGTAGAACGGCGTCTCCCAGCCCACCGGCCAGCCCTGCCAGGCTGTTGAGTGCCAGCCCCCGACCGGGTACACCGCGTGCACGTCGCCGAACCCGGCCGGCACTCCGGGGCCGACCGAACCCACTTGCGGGTTGTCGTTGCTCGGCTCCGTCCGAGGCACGTCATCCACGTGCGCGGTCGGGTCCGGCGGCGTGCCAGCATCCGCACCGCTGAACGGTGACGCCCCACGGTCGTGGTCCTTCTTGGCCATCTCGTCTCCTAGTAGACCTGCGGGACAACCCACGGCCGCACCGTGCAGGACTGCACCGCCCACACCAGACCGCGCAGCAGATCCGCGCGGACACCACCGACCAGCGACAGCCCCGCCGGCCCCTCCAACACCCGCACCTCGGCGACCTGCCGGGCCAGCTCCGCCCCACCGTCATGGACCACCCGGCCGGCGTTCGCCAGCGATCGGAGTAGCGGCAGACCCGTCGCGAACTCCCGCGACCCCGTCAACTCGACCCGGCCCGCGATCCCGGTCAACGCCGGATCACCGGACATCGACGCGCCGACGAGGACGAGGGACCGGCCGTCGTAGGCCTGGGCGAGCTCGGCCGCGTAGCCCAACGCTTCGGTACGGCCGTCGAACTCGCGGCCCCACACCGCCAGCCGGCCGTCGGTGGTCTCCACCGCGGCGACGACCGCGCCCCCATCGCCGACCGCGTCCTCGACCGCCACCACCACCGGCGACTCGTCCCGCTCCCGCGCATCCGTCGCGGCCAGCGACTCCCAGACGCCCTCGGCCAGCAGATCCTGCCCACGCTTCGTCCGCGGCTTGAACTTCGGCCATTGGTTGAGCCACTGGCACCGGAAGCTGGTCATCGGGTCCGGCTCCGACGGGTCCACCGACACCCCGGACCGTGCGGTCTCCAACCGGTCGGCGATCAGGTCGCGGCGTCGCCGGGTCCAGTGCGGCGACGCTTCCCGCCACCCGTCCTCGTCGTCGTCGTCGCGCCGCGGATGCGTCGACCACTCCAGCAGCAGCGTTCGGCCCGGCGAGGCCAGGCGGCGCAGACACCCGGCCCGGCGGTCCAGCATCAACCCGGTCGCCTGCCGGTGCGCCGTCGACACCAGCGCCAGCTGCGGCTGGTCCCGCTCGGCCATCGTCGGGACTACACCGTCCTCGATCACCGACGCCGGGATCGACCAGGCCTCATCCGCCAGCACCGTCGACGCCGAGAACGAATACACCGACCGGGACGCCTTCACCAGCCACCGCGACCCATCCTCTACCAGCTCCACCGCGAACTGGCCGTTCGTCTCCCGCACCGCGAACCGCGGCACCGACTGCCCTTCCAGGTCGCGTCGCTGCGCCTTCGCCCACGTCCGATACGGTCGCTGCACCTCGATCGCCGACGGCTCGTCCTTGGAGGTGTGCAGGATAGTCTGCGGCTCCTCGAAGATCCCCACCTCGAGGCGCCACCCCAGCAACTCCCGCAGCAGCCACGACTTCCCAAGCTGCCGCGACACCGACAGCAGGTACTCCTCCCACACCAGCCGGGCGTGCTCGTCCACCTCGAGGATCCGACGCGCCGCCAACCGCTGATACCAGCGCAGCGGACGCCCCGTGCGGTGCAGCGCGTACTCCTCCAGCTCCGCCCCCCAGGAGTCCACCGCCCGCGGGTGCGGCGCCGACATCAGCCGCGGCCACGTCGCATCCGCCGGCACCTCCCGCAGGTCCGCCAGCCACGCCACCTCCCACACCGCCGCGTCCGGACCCCCCAGACCATCGACGTCCGGGGACACCTCCACCGGCCACGGACCCGCCGCGGCAGCCGCATTCCCCTCGGATGCCGCGGCGGCCGCGACCCGCGCCCGCTTGCGCTGCACGCCCAGGCGGCCGCCGGCGGACTGGTTGCACCACGGATGCGCCGGGATCAGATTCTCGTGATTACGCACGATCGCCCACGACTCGGCGTGATCCACGTCGACAGGGCCAAGGATCGGGCCGAAACAGCGGCCGCACCGCGGATGCGCCGGCAACGACGCCAGGAACGCCCGACGGGCCGCCGGCCACGTCGGATCGTCCGACAGCGACGCCGGCGGCAACTCGAGCGTGCTAACCGACACGGGGCAACTCCCCGGCCCGGCGGCCGGCCCGCGTCCCCGCGCGGAGAGGGACAACTTTCTG